TTCTATCTAATGCTATTTTGGATGCATTAGCATTTGAAATACTTGTATTAACTTCCGCTATTTTATTAGTTGCATTAGTTATAGCAGCATTAACTTCATTTTTCTTATTATTTGCATTTGCAATTGCTGTTTCTAAATTACCTTTTGCTATATTAGCTGTATTTATTGTATTCTTTAAATTATTATTAGCATCTATAGCTTGATCTATATTTTCTAAAAAATCACTTGCTTGATCCAGTTTATTTTCCAATTCTTCCAACAATGTATAAGTTGCTTTGCTAATACCTCTGTCCACTTCTAATGTAGTAGATACTACAATTAATACTAAATTAAAGGTTGCTTTCTTTTTACCTGTTACTTCATCTATAAATTGTAACTCTATTAATGTTTTCCCTGATGTTGTTGTCAATTGTTCATCAGTTTCTATAGTTATTACATTACCACTTATAGATATTCCTGTATGTTCTTGGACTAATGGTACCTTATCTGCTTTCATAGCTTTTAATCTAACATTGTAGTTTGTCAAATTTGTTTGTACACTATTATCAAATACACTTAAAATTAAATTCAAACTATCTAATTGCTTACAAGTAGTATATAGATTTAAATTCTGTTTCAAATCTATATTAGCTTTTAAATCAAATATAGCCATTTTGAACCTCCTTATTTAACCTTTACTGCTAGGAGCATATTCTTCTATTAATCTAATTATCATATCTTCTAGCGATTCATCTCCAACATAAACTTTTTTATAAAACCAAGCAGTATCGTGAACTCTTAATTTCCCAAAAATTCTGCATACATCTTCTACGTATAGATCATCACGAATATATGTACCACTATAATCAGAATCGTCGATAATTTCAATTTTCGCTATGTTTCCATTACTTCCAGTTAACTTAATACCACTAGAATTTATATAGCAGCTTGCATTTCCATCATCAACTATAAATCCACCATCTGCATTACATTTACCTTTTGTATTTACATAAAAAACAGTATCTCCACTAGAATTTTTAAGTCTTATTTTATTATTATTTACAGTAAGTCCATTAGCATCTATAGTTACATTACTATTACTTGCACCTGTACAAGCAACAATAAAAGCACTTTTACTTAATTGCCATGTCATTCCACCATCTTCGCTCTCTACTACTGCACTTATTTTCCCATCCTGTATTTTAAGTTCTGAGTTAACTTTGCTTATATCATTTTTAACTTGCATTTTTATTTCATCTTTTGCAAACTTAATTTGCTTAGCAGTATCCTTAATAATATCTGTAATTTCTTTTCTGGTAAATCCTATTTCTACAGTATCTATTGTTTTATTCCCTTCACAATCAACTGTATAACTAATTTTATTCACTCTTGCCTGTAGGTCTAAATTTAATTTTTTATGCCTGACTGTAACTGTATCACCTAAATTTACAGTTTCAAGTACAGCATAGTTCTTATATTCTTCTGTTTTACTCAGCTCTATAAAATTAATTTCATAATTAAATGTAATTTGGTCAACCTTATCTTCTGTAAACATCTTGTTACAAGTTAATCTCATAAGAGAATATGCTTCAGCTAAAGTTATTTGATCTTCACCTTTTTCATTTTCTCCATCCCAAATATTAAAATTTAATTCTACCTCTTTAAAATATCGTTTCTCATATTTATTAACATTAGGACTTTCAATATAATACTCTGGAAGACGATAATCACCACACTTTGGTATTAAAACCGTAGCTAAATCAATATTATCTGTTTTTTCACTTATAGATGATAAATTCTTTCCATACTCAATAACAACACCATTATCATCACCTCTTCTATCAATTATATCTATAGAATTATTATTAACTATAAATTCTCCACCATATTCACTTAAAATGCTATTTTCATTGCCTATTAATGCATTTAACACACTCCCTTCTGGTATATTTACAATTACATTAGTATTTGTATTAGTATCTAAATTCCCAACTTTATAGTTATGAGGATCTAATGCTGCATTTAATACGGCTTGTATTGCTTGTTTTCTAGTCATTCCTGTAAGTGTCATGGCTTTTAGTCTATTTTCTTTTAAATCAGCCAGTAACTTTGCTTGCATCTGTACTGATATAGTGTCATTAGATGTATCTTTATCTATTATTCTAAACTGTTGATCTTGTCTGTTATCCATAGTTGGAATAGTTACTACTGAACCTATAATTAAATTACTAGAAATACCTTTATCTTCTAATGGATACTGTAATTCTGTGGTATAATCACTTTTTAATTCTTCTGTAACCTTACATTCTATAATTTCATTTAGAACCCATTCATTATGTGTAAAATCTATTTCATTATTTCTAAATAACTTAATCATTAATAGCACCTCCATCTTGGAGTAATTTCTATTTTACTTACAGCTCCAGTCCAACTTATCATATTTTCTCCAATATAAAAAACTGGATAATCTCCAGCCATGTCTTTACCTTTATTTATGTTCTCTTTATAACATTCTTTAATTTCACTATCTATAATTACATAGTTATTAATGTTTTTAACAGTAAAACTATTTTTATTTATATTAACATTTACATTTCCAGTGCCATAAATTTTAAACAAAGGCTTGGCTTTATAGCTTCCAAAATTATTAAAAACTATTCCACTAGATAAAACTTCTATTGGAGTTAATCCATTAGTCATATATTTCAGACCTGCACAAGTAAATGTAACACTAAAATGTCTCATTGTTCTGCTTGTAGTTGTTGTATTTCCAATATTTATTTGTTTTACTTTATAACTTGCAAACTCATCTAAACTATAAGTAAGGTACTCACCTATACTGTTTAATAGCCAATTATCAATTATAGCTTTTTTCATTAAATAATCTTCTCTATCAGCAAAATATACAAAGTCAATTTTAAAATTAATATCTGAAAAGCCTTCAACTTTTGTAAGTGTTTCGCCACCATCTATTTCAATAGTTTTATATATAATATTACTAGAAGGAATTTCTGGAGTTTTTTCGATTATTAAATCTAAATCATTACTATTTTTATTGTTATAAAAAATATATGATTTCATTAAAATCCCTTCCTTCCACTATTAAATACCATGTTACTACTAACTGTTGGAGCAACTAACTTACCTACCTGCTTACTATCCATCATAATTTTCATATTTGTAATTGCTTTTTGCAGACTATCCATTTTAGAAAGTATTGCATTTAAATTGCCACCTTCCAAACTAAAATCACTTTCACTACCCACAGATGAATAATTAACACCAATACTACCATTATTTATATCTGGTATTGCTGCTTCAGCTATTGCATTTGCTTGCTTAGATATACTGTTTACTGTATCTCCAATACCTAATCCAAATCCTTCACCTGTATAGACACCAAGTTGTCTCATTACCCTAGAAGGTGAATGTATATCCATTTTTTCTTTTACACCATCAATAAAGCTATCACAAAGTCCGCCTATCCATCCTTTCATTCCATTCCATGCATCACTTATTCCTTGTTTAATTCCAGCAACTATATTTTTTCCTATATCCATCATTTTGCTAGGTAGATCTGTGAAAGTATCAACTATGCCATTAAAAACATCTGTCATTCCAGTTTTAGCTTCTGTCAACATATTCCCACCCCAAGTTCTCATGTTTGTTACACAATTAGTTAACCATGTCCATATTTGTCCTGGGAGTTGTGTGAAATAAGTTACTATATTAGTTATCCAAGCACTTACATTAGTACTTATCCAACTTGCCACGTTACTTCCCCATGTCCCTAAATTAGTAACAACATTTACAAGCCAAGTCCAAATCTTTCCTGGCAACTCTGAAAACCATGTTGATATATTTTCAATCCATACTGGAACATTAGTTGTTAAATAATTTATTGTATCTGTTCCCCATTTTATAATAGATCCTAAAGCTTCACCTAACCCATAGGCAATTTTATTAGGTAATTCTGCAAACCATGCATACATTGATTCTAACCAAGCTGGTACACTTTCAGTAAAAAATGTTACTATGTTATTCCATCCTGTTTGGAAAAAAGTAATTACACTTTGTATAAATCCATCTATAAAAGTTTTAAATCCATCACAATTGCTATATAGCAAAGCGAATGCACCTGCAAATGGATTTACTAAAAATAATAATAATTGTTGCCAGTTATTAGTTACAAAATCAATTACAGTCTGAAATGCTTGTGGAATTGTAACTGTAAAAAATGTAACTATTCCATT